GGAACTTGCACCTCAGTCAATCAAGCAGTGGGAAGAATTAATACAAGCACAACTGCTGCTCGTTACGTAACTGCAAGCGTTACGGCTCCTCATGGTTCGGCCATCTTGAACACTCAAGTTCAAGTTGTATTTGCTGGTGGAGCGGATGGTTCTGCTCCAACTGATGCAGAGTTTGTTACTGCTCTCGGCACATTCAACGGTGCTCTTGGGACTGGTGCGGTTGCGTCGCCAGACAATGCTTCTGGCACTCTTGAGTCTGCATTGATTTCACATGCCAACACAAATAGCAGAATTGCTATTCTTCACACAGACCTCGGAACAGATACCGCTGGAGCATTGTCAAAGGCATTGTCAATTCAGGGTGGAGAACATGCTGAGCACTGCGCTTTGTATTATCCATGGATTGAAGTTCCAACCGGTGTTGCTGGAATTAGTAGAATGATTCCACCAGACGGCTATGTGGCTGCAAAGCGTGCTTTGGCCCACAATCAAACAGGCTCTCACGTTCCAGCAGCTGGATTGCTTTCAGCTTCAAGATTTGTTGTGGGAACCGAAGTAGATATCGACAAAGCAACAGGCGACGCTTTGGACCTTGGTTCAGTAAATGCAATTAGAGTTATTCAAAATACAGTTCGTATTTATGGTGCTCGTTCGCTTTCGGCAGATATTGAAAACTTTAGATATATCACATCGCAAGACACTGTCAACCATATTGTGGTCGAGGCTGGAAGAAGTCTTGAAGATTTGGTTTTCAGCTCAATCGATGGAAGAAACACAATTTTCAGCGCAATCGAGTCACGTCTAATTTCAATTCTTGCTCCTTTGCGAGATGTCGGTGCTCTCTATGAGGCGTTTGATTCCAATGGCAGAAAACTTGACCCTGGCTACACAGTTCGCTGTGATGCAAAACTTAATCCGACATCACAACTTGCAGAGGGAACAATCAAGGCAAAAGTTGGGGTACGAACAAGTACTGTCGGCGACAAAATCGAAGTTGATATTGTCAAATCAAACTTAACGGCGTCAGTCGTTTAACGGAGGAATAAAAACATGGCAAATACAAAAGTTTCTCAGAGACAAATACTTGGAAGTATTGTTCCTGTAAACCAAAGTCACCCAAAATGGACTGGTTTCTATTTTGCGCAGGTTTCTGGTGGAGAAATCACAGCCTCTGTTGAAAAGATTTACGAGGGCAAGAGTCTTCGTCCGACAGTTTTGTGTGCTCCATCCGAGGTTGGCGATATCACCTTGACCGCCCACTACGACTCAGACCGAGTCGCCAGTGAGCTTGGCACCGGTATCGCAGCAAAAATTGCCGCCCTCCGTGCACTTGTCGGTAGAGCTGAATACAACGTCACAATCCAGAATTTTGACTGCGACTTGGCAGTCCCTGGTACTGACCGAGTTTACTATAAGGCCCTACTGGTGGGTTTGACTGAGCCAGACGGCGATTCATCATCGGGCGCCCCAGCTACCTTCTCTCTTACTTTCGCAATTCAGGATGTAGAGTCAAATTAATCGATTTTAATAAAATCGTTAAGAGTTCCGCTATGGCCTTTAGGCCTATGCTAGTTTTCCAGTATGAACGACAACAACTCACTCTATTCAACCGAAGAGCAACCAATCACAACCAAGGCAGTCAAGCCAGCCAAGGTTTCAACTCAGCAGACCGATGTGGAAACTCCGCTTTCCAGACTTAAATCAGTTATTGCAAAAAAAGTTGAACGTAGCGTTGTTTTGCTGGAAGTGCCAGAGCGTCCTGGTGTAAAAATACGAATCAGTCCAAACATTACTCAACAACAAATGAAAAATTGGCGCAAAAATGCTGGCGAAGACACAAGAAATGGTCTTGATGCAACAAAATTTGCATGTTCGGTTATTGCACACACAACTGTTGGTTTAGAAATTGACGGAGAAGAAGTTCTTGACGAAGACGGCAATGAACTTACATTTGCTTCACCTTTAGTCTTGGCGATGACCGAAACAACAAGACCGCTTCCAGATTGCGTCAAAGCCTTTTTTGGTGTTGACCCACATATCGAAGCCGCAGCATTGGCAATTCTTGATGCAGCCGGTTATTCAGACACGGTTGATGCCGTGGACCCTATGAAGGGGTCTTCGACGAGCTAGTCGCAGACCCGCAGGTAGTGTCTGCAGCCCGTCTCGGAGAACTATTCGGAACGGACCCCATAAAGCTATTGGATTCAGACCAAGATGAATGGCTGATACGTATGGCATGTGGTAAAGTTATATCCAACGACCGCGAAGAGCAAGAACGTAAATCGAAGACTTAGTGGGGCATCCACATAGCTTGACGTCACTTACACTCACGTGAACCAAAATTCATGGGTGGAATAAATGGCCGACGAAAAAATAACTATAAAGATAGACGTCGATGCTAATACGACGGCTATTGAAAAAGCTACACAGGCAACAAAACGCCTAAAGCGCCAAGCTGGACGCGCCAGTGGCAAAAAAGAAGTAGATGACTACGGCAAAGATGTTGCTAGAAGCCTAAAAAGAACACAGACTAATTTCAAAAAACACTTTGACTCAATAGACCGAGCAACACAAATGTTCGGAAAGAGTTTGCGTAAATTTTTGGGCATGGCTATTAAGGGTGTCGTAGCTGAAATGGCAATACTTTCAGCGACAATGCTTGGAGTCCATGCTTTATTCGCCACCGGTAGTTGGCTCGCAAAGGGTTATCACGGTTCCATGAAAATGGCGGCGCAGGGTGTCGCCGCATTAACGGTGGTTCTCGCTACTGGTGCTGCAGCAATGCGCGAACAACAGGCAGCAATGTATGCATATAGGGGCAAAGGTGCCAAAGAATTTGGAGCTGGCATAAATCAAGTACGTGTAGCTATGCGTGGTTTACAAATGGACCAAGATTTGGCAGGACTTGGAACCGAAGCGCTTAACAAAGCGTATGCGGCAATGTCTAAGACAATGTCAACTCCACAAATTAACGCAAGCAATAAATTGTTTAAGAGCTTGATGGACTTTGGCTCTGCAGGGCAGGACCCAACTAAAGCAGCAGAAAAAGTTGGAGCGGTTATCGAAGCAATAACCGGTGCAGGTACAGGCAAAGATAAAAAAAGTCTTGCTCAAACAATTAGTCTCATAAAAGAACTTGGCCCAGAAGCTGAAAAAGCTTTAACGAAAGCAAACGTAAAAACAAAAGAACAATTAAAAAAATTAATTTCTTCTGGTGAATTAGCAAAATTGGGTGGAGTTGAAGGTCAGTTCGACACTACGAACAACACCCTTATGGGGTCAATAAAGAAATTTATGGCTCTCATCAAAGGCGAATTTGCCGATTTTGGTTTGATGTTTCTCGAGCCAGCCAAAGAGGCTTTTCAAAAAATATTTCAAATTATTCAAAGAGATATCAGACGACTTACGGGAATAACAGCAAGTTTTGGTAGTGGGCGATTCATGGATGGCCTGGTTAATGCTGTTGATAAAGTAAGTACATTTTTTGTTGACTTAACTCAAAAATGGTTACCACGCTCAGAAGGTCAATTTAGTGGAATTGCAAAATGGTGGAACAACATGCTTCGAACATTTGGTTTGTTTAGGGAAGCATTAAGAAAATACATTGAACCGGCAAAAGCGATAGAGACAGCATTTAAGCCAATATGGACGGCAATTAAAGACAATGGAATAAGAAATTTAAATTCTTTTAGAGAAGGTATTCTTCAAAACCAAGATGAAATTAATGAATTTGGACAAAGAGTCGGTCAAGTTATTGACGCTGTTGGTGATTTAGCTGTAGGTCTTAAAAAAGCTTTTTTTGATATTTTGCCAGTAATTAATGATGTACTAAAAGGCGTAACCGACATATTCAAAATGCTTACTAGTCTTTTGACAAAAACATCTGGCACCGGAATGCTTGGTAGTCTCGCCCCACTGCTTGGCCTGTTTGTAATGAGTGGAAAAATGAAGAACACCCAGGGCGGAGTCATGGCTCAAGACGTAAATGCCATGAACATCAATGCAGGCACCGTTTATGTTAACGGGGGGCCTGCGTCAGGAGGTGGCGCACCAGGAGGTGGCGCACCAGGACTTAGCTCTGGACAATCCACTGTAGGTATGACTAATGGTGTGCCATCACACATAATGAATTCAAAAGGGCAACTTGTTCCAAATACTCAAGGACTTGTTCCGGGTAGAGGACTGATGGCGCCAAAAATAGACCGATTTGGCAACATAAGTACAGTTTTAGCCCCAACAAAAGCAAACTACGCAGCGCTGAATATGGGCGGCAAAACGCCTTACGGTAAAAAAATATCTGAATTTAACCGCATGAGACATATGGCTAGATATGGAAGAAGCGAAACAAGATTTGCTGGCGGAATGGAAAAATTTAATAGTAGCGGTATGGCACGAATGGGTGTAGGGATGGGTCTTACCGCAGCAAGCCAATACGCCCCAGAAGAAATGCGTGGCGCAATGGCTCTTGGCGGAATGATTGGTGCAGCCAACCCAATGGCGGGTCTTGCTGTAGCTGGAATTGGCGGTGCAATGAAAGCGGAGGGTGGAGGAAAAGGCGCACTTGCCGGCATGGCTGGTGGCGCAGCAGCAGGAGCATTGATTGGCGGTCCTTACGGTGCAGCGATTGGTGCCGCTCTTGGTGTGGTTGCTGGCGGAATTATGGGTGGTGTAAATGAAATAAAAGCAAGAGCAAAAGAAGCCAGGAGCGCAATCAATGGGGCAATGAGCAACATGCTCCAAGGCATTATGCAAAGCTCTTATTCGCAATTTGAAAGGGGACAAGCAGCCCTAGAAGCTGGTAAAGATACTTCTGGTTTTGCTGGTTCAGCAATTGGTGTTGGCGGCAAAATGGCCGCCAATATGCGCGCATTGCAAGCCAGAGCACAAGTTGCTCTCAGAGAAGAAAGACTTGGTGGCTCACTATTTGACCGAGGAATGACGAACGAAACAGGGACCAATGTAAATGCTCTTTCAATGAGGGCAGCAGGGAACACTTTTATTGATGTAGCAAACAGTAGCTTATCCAACCCCCTACAGGCGGTGTCGAGCACCCTTAGTGCGATGGTTCCAGACATTTTAAATGTCGGCGCATTGATTGGAAAGATTCCAGGAGCCGAACAAGTTGGAAGCTTATTCAACTCAGGGGTAGGGAAAGGCATTAAATCTGTTTTGGGATTTAACGTCAAATCTTCAAGACGAGAAGCAGAAGAAAAGTTTTTAGCACGATTGCAAAAAGAAGGCATTTTAACCAAAGAACAATTTGATAGCGCGATGAAAGACCCTGGGAATGCAGTAAATCAATTTGTTAAAGACACAGAAGAAAAAACAAAAGCATTTGAGCAAATTGACGACGTAAATAATAAGCGTTTAGAAAAACTAAAACAAATTACTGGTAAAACCGCTCCAGAATTAGAAAAATTAGCCAAGAATATGGGCGTCAATCTCTATGACGCGACAATGACATTTGACGACATGGTTACAAAATTAAAAATAAATATGATTAAAAGTGCAGCTGAAATGCAAGCCGCAAATCAAAACATATTTATAGATACAAGTATTTATGATGCGGTAATCAAAAAGAAAAACGCACAATTTGCGATAGATGATAAAACAAGAATTCTTTCAGACAAGCTAGGAGCTGGGACCGCAGACGAAACAGACATATTCGAATACCTAAAAGGTATGTCCTCGGATTTGACAGCTTTCTACGGAGGGGATGCAATCCGAGCATTCTATGAGCAACAAAAAACAATAGGAAAAGGCGGCAAAGCATACACGGCTGGCGGAGCTCTAGAAGGATTTGAATCACAAATAGCTGGCAATCCCCTATTTCAACAACAACAGCAAAAAGTGTTAAGTGGATTCGCAAGAACTGGTGCCGAACAAATTACCGCAATGCTTGGAGATAGCAATTTAATGGCGGCTGGTGGTTCAACTGCACTAACACAGCAAATATTGGCAATGGACCCAGCCAAGCAACAAAAACTTTTAACAGACCTACAAAATGGAACATTAACCGGAATGGGAGCAAACCTACCTCCGGGCCAAAGAATGACCGCCGAACAATCATTGAGAACATATGGACTTGGTCTTACTACAGAAAAACTAAATGATGGAAGTCTGGATAGTGTCGCAGACAGCATGGATACTGCTTCTCAGGCGTTTAAAGATGCCGTAGAAGAATTTACTAAATACACCTCAGATTTTTTTATGACTCACCCAATAGACAAAACGCCAGAATGGTACACAAAAGAATCATTTCAAGCATTAATAAAAGGTGACACATCATCCCCTCGCGGCAAAGGAATTGGGGATACTACATCATCTCGACTTTCCCAAACAATGGCTCGCCATTCTGCAATAGATTCCCAACTAACTGGAAGCAGGAATGTGACGTCGGCCTATAGAACAACGGGTCTTGGCTCAATTAACTCAGACCACGTAATGGGGAGAGCTCTTGACCTCACTGGACAAAATCTTGGTCAGTACGCCAAACTTGTTCACGCCAATGGAGGATTTGCTGAATTCCACGGAACAAATGCAAGCCGTCATCTACATGTAGTTCCGGGCCCAGGTACTCCAATGGGAGATACTCAATCTCCTGCACGAATGACTCAAGCCAAAGGGCAAATAAGTAATGGAGCCCCAACTTACAACATAAGCTTTGCCATTAACGGAACAGGAAATATGTCGCCAAACGAAATAGCTCAAACGGTTATACGCAAAATAAAAGAAACTCAAGCGAATGAAATTCAGAGGTCGTAATGAGTGAACTATATAACCCAGAATTATTCAAATCGGCTAGAACATATACTGTTGGGCAAACTATGTACATATACGATGGTGCAACCGCATCTAATGGAGCATTACCTAGCTATGCGGTTTATGCAAAATACACAAAAGGCAAAGGGTCAAGCTCGGAATGGGAGCTTGTTTCTGATGAAAGGTATTGGCGCCCATACATGCCCGATGATACAAGATTTTTGCCTTTGCCAAACAATATTCCAGCAGCAATCCAAAACATCATACTGGAAAGAAAAACAATTTTTGCTAGAGCCGAAAAAAACGCAACAGCAAATATTGCTCCAACTAAAGCAGCGACATCCAACCCAGGAACCAGATACAGCTGGCCAGTGGGTAGTAATGGAAGTTTGTATATAGCTACAGATTCTACAATAAATTTTTCTTTTCTTAAGTGGAATCAACCTAATCCTTACAACACTTCAAACATAAGGGTTTGGATTAGGTCCGGAAGTGAATATGCCAACACATTAGAAACTGGGACAACATATTGGTTTAACCCAGTAACAAAAAGTTTTTTACCAATACCGATGCTCACAACAGTCAATGCTGGCTCAACACTATCTGCCTATCAACTTTCAATCAGAGAAGGAAAAATTTTAGCAGCTATAGCTTCGGGTTTATCAAGAGCTGCCGCAGAGGCAAAAGTTGATTCAGCAGTCAGCACAATTAAAAATGGAATAGCAGGAGGGGATGCTGTTGCAAACAATAAAAACAATAAATCAAAAACTACGCCAATAACAAAAGTAAAAGTTCGTGGAAATTTTGGTTATCTGGGGATAGGTGAAAGAGAGGGGTCATCGCCTCAAATGGTCCAAATGTACTCCCTGCCCGAAGATGTTATACCGAGAGTTGCCAGGCATATTTTTAATATTACTCCAGGCCAGATTAGTTATTCGAATCTTGGTTCGGATTGGCAAGAAATAGAGAGAGTTGGGCAAGTTGGATTAATTGACTGGAAAAATTACAAATTAATGAAAATTTCATTTCAATTTTTGATTGTTCCAGATAAGTCCGCGACATACGACAGATTAGGTGGATTTTCTGATAATGCAACAAATTCCACAATAACTGTCGGGGTTGACGACAAAATAAGAAACCTCAGAGCAATGGCTACACGTCCATTTCCAATTGCTCTTTACGGCTTTGATGACATGATGACAAATCAGCTCAGGTTCCCTGCAGACAAAGGTAGGGGTGTTGAATTTGTTATTGGAGATTTAAATATTTCTTCAATTTTTAGAACTGAAAACGGAGAGATAAATAGAGCAACATGCGATATAACTTTGCAGGAAGTCCCATTAGAAGCTATTCGAATTATAGAAATGCCAAAATTAATTCCTGAAAAAATTCGCACAAAACCAGAATCACCTCCGCTGGAATATGGCGAAAGAAGACTATTAACTACTGATTTAGGCGACCCTGCTGTGTCTAAAAATATTGAATCAAACGGTTAAGCTTTTTATGGAAACACTTAACCAAATTGGCAAGCTGTATATAGGTTCGCTTTCGTCAAATATTTTAGACGAAATATCTCGCTCCACTCTTTCAATTCAAGTCAGCTACTCCATGGATATGGCTTCTCAATTGAATTTTACAGTTTTGGAATCAGTAGATACCAATTACAGCCTCGGTTCTGATGGTTTATTTTATTCAGAATTACAATTTGCCAAAAATAATTATTTTCAAATTGGATTAGATGTAATTTATGAAACCAATACTCTTGGAACTATTGACTCAGGTGATTCTACATTAGTTAAACAAAAACAAATATTTGAAATAGCAAGCGTCAGTGTTTCTCAGGGTCAAGGCGGTAGCCCTGTTTGGGAGATTAGCTGCTACACCAAAGCAATCCAGCAAATGAAACGTGATAGAAAACCTTCAGCAATAACAGGGCAGGGTACTGAATTTGTAAAACGTGCAGCAACAAAATACGGATTAAAATTTTGGGGAGAACAAACTACAAAAAATTATACAATTACGAAAGCAAGTGGTGACAAACAAGCAGAATCTTTATGGGATGTAATGAAACGACTTGCAGGTGATGCTAAATTTGTTCTTTATGAAGTAGATGGATATTTAATTTTTGCTTCAGAAAAATATATTTTAGAAAAATGGGGTTACGATTCAGAGTCGTATATAAAAGTAAATAAGAAAAAAAGTATTAACGAAACAAAAATAAGAAGATGGATACCCCTGCAATTTCCAATTGTGACTAAAGGAACGCCGGGAATATTTAAGGCCTACTCGTATCCAAGTTTTTCATTATCAGAAAACAGTCCCTATGATGCATCTGGTTCAATTACTGTTGACAGGGCAAATGGGGTACAAATAAGACCAGGAATGACTGCGTATGTCGGCAATATAGATGGATTCTCAGATTTTTATTTGATAGATGGCGTGAATTTTGATGACAGAACGCCGACCCCAGTAGTAGTCGCTTTTAGAAAACCAGAAAAGACTGACAAAGAAAAATTAGAGCAGCTTAAAAAACGCGAAATTGCTGTTGGTAATACATTTGAAGCAACAAGCCTTGAGGGAATTACAGCTATATCCAACCCCAGTATCCCACTAAGAATTTCACCCAAACAGGGAAATCAAGTTATTCCACCTCAGTTTGACGCAAGAATTATTCCACTACCAACAGCAACAAACGAATATAACTATCCCAAGGTTTACGCAAGTGAAGCCATAACTCAAGGGAACATACCACTATATTCTAGACCAATCTTAAATACTTCAAATGGGAGCGTAAAAACGACTCATTCAATTACTGTTTATCAAGAAACAAATGGTGATATTTATTTTGGCGATTTTTCTTCTGGACCAGCCAATATGACCGTAGTTTTACTTACTCCAATCTGGGCAATTTCTAGCATTGCTAGGGATATTTCAGATTGGACAATAACATCAATTGTTTCAACAAATAACGTAGTTACCCTAACTATTTCGACAACACACTTATTTGTAGTTGGTCACAGAATTGAAATAAATAATTGTTCGATTCCTAGACTAAATGGGCAGCACGTATTGACTGCAGTTACCTCAACAACAATTAGTTTTTCTTATGTAATAGAAGATTTCGACGCAACCCAGTCGACTGGGTCAATATATTCAGAAGGACCCACAATATCAAAATATATTACTGATGGATTATTTTTGGCAAAATGCTCATCGCCAACCATTATGAAAAAATATGCAGATTTAATCCATCAACAACAGGTAGAAGTTTTAAAAACTAGATATCCAAATGTGGATTTAACAAAAATTCCACCAGATAGTTATCCAAATTGGCCGGGATGATATGTTTTTTTGCTTAAATCTTTACGGCTTAAGGAGTCCGTCTATTGATGTAAACTTGTTTGAATCACATTCAGGACAGGGATTTAAATTATGTTAAATAGGCCTTTAATTATCGACAGAGGTAAGGCTGCCTCGTACCCGTTAAAACCTGGTGTTTTTTATAAATGTACGGTTACTTTTGTCGATGATTCTGGTCGGGTCAAAGTCTCCGTCCCTAGTCTTGGCAGCACATTTGGTCCAATCACGCCAATTGGTACGACAAAATTAAATAAAATGAAATCCGGAGACACTGCGGTATGTACTTTTACTGATGAGTTTTTTAAAGAACTAATTGTATTTGGGCATGCAACAATTAGTGAAGATGTATTTGCTGACAGAAAAAAAGTCGCGGAATTAGAACAAACAATAAAAGACCTTGTTTCTCGAATTGAAGCATTAGAGGCATGATTTTATGCAAATGATTAAATTCCCAATTAAATTTGATTCGACAGGATTTGTCAAACTAGAAGACAATACCAGCGATTACTTTGCTCAATTATTGACAATTGCTTGTTTAACAGAGCCGCAAACTCTTATTTTTTCTCCGCGCTTTGGGGTTAGGGACCCATCTTTTGATGGGATTGATAAAAATGTTTTTGTTTTAAATGCCGCAAGATTTGTTCCAGAGGTAGAAATTATCAACCTCGAAACAGAATTAGACGAAGCTAGTGGAACAACTAATGTGCAATTTTCTTTCAACATTATAGGGCAAGGATAAATAATGGCTACAGATTTCTCTAAATACATCGACTTAACTATATTTGACGAACAACCAGGTGACATATATTTAAGTTCAATAGAACAAGCACAATTAACTTTGCCTGAATTTAATTTGCGAGTAGGCACCCCAGAAGATGCAATATTTCAAGCTGCCGCCTATATCGGTTCATTACATATAGCTGCAATTAATCGACTACCAAATAGATTGATGGCCGGCATATTAGCAATGATGGAGGTGGCGCGTCAGCCGGCGATACAGGCCGAAGTTGATATTACGATAACCGCCGAAACCTATGATGGAGGCAACGTAACAGCTGGAACAATATTTGGTTATCAAACAATTTTTGAAGACGAAATACAGGAATTGGTTTTCCAGACTAAAGACTTGGTAGTTATTCCATCGGTTGCCTCGCCGTCTGTCGGAACACCACTACCCAGCGCCAGCGCGACCGTGACCTGTATAACCCCAGGAGTTATACCGGTAATCCCAACCCCAAATGCCGAAATGAGGGTTTTAAGTTCTGGGACAAATATATTATCCGCTGTGACTCTTGGTAATTTTGCAAATGGGGTCAATGGCGACACAGATTCTGAATACCTTTCAAGGGCAGTCACGCATCTTCAGTCACTGAGTTCATCGATTAATAAATCATCTCAAATTGACCCGTATTTATTATTGAATTATCAGCTTTATGCCGGAAGAGTAAAATCTTATGACTTAACCTATGGAGACTCATCACTAGGTGATGTTTCGGTAGCCAGAACAAAACCTATATCCAATGTAGCGCTAACGTCGCAAAGTGCTTCTGTTTCCTTTTCTACTCCACATCAATTTATTGTCGGGGATAAAGTAACAATATCTGATTGTTCTAATGCCGTATTTGATGGCACGCATACAATCACGGCAACAAATTCTACTGTAATAGTATTTACAAAAGTCAATACAGACATTGCATCTGCCGCGGCTACGGGAACAGCGAGTTCTGGAATCGAACAGGCTGGATATGTGACGATATTTGCTTACGGTATTAATCAATTTGTAACAAGTGCTATTAAAAACCAAATGTTGGCAGATATTCAAAAAGTATCTTCAGCCGGATTGACATTTCATATTCGCGACCCATTTTTGGTTAGTCTTCAAATAACAGGTACCGTTGTTATTAGCTCTGAATTTAATCAAACTCTTCTTGAGGAATCAATTGAAAATACAATTATAAATTATCTCAGTCCACAGGTATTTCCATTTACTGACGACAGAGTTAGGCAAACAAAATTAATTTCACTAATCAGTAGCATCCCAGGTGTTTTGTATGTCCAATCCCTTTCATTAACTGGCTCTGGTCAAAATTCTGATGGATTTGATAGTTGGTTGCCAAAAATTGATGAAGATATTGTATTTAGCAAAAAAGGCTCACTTCCTCTCATTGGAGCCAATGACTTAACTATTACGTATGTGGTGGCTTCAGAATAATGCCTTCTACTATTAATCTCCTGAATGATAACAATGCGCTAACGAGGACATCCTCGTCTCAAGTAGAATCCGCATCTGTTGATTGGATTTTTTCTGGAGGCACATTAACAACCGTATCTACAGAATTTTTTAATCAAAACAGATATGTATTGAGAATGGCCCCAAATACTTCTTCAGGTATTGTTTTATCACTTTCCAACATTCCTCTGCCAATAGATATAAACGGCAAAACTCTTTCATTTAATGCTCAGGTCAAATCTGGTAGCGGTATAACTGTTACGACTGTTTTGTCGGTAGTTGGTCAGACGCCACCATCAGGGTATAGCAAATCTATACCTGGGGATATATATGGCGCAATTCAATCGAATGTCATAACAATTCCATCAGGCGACCAAGCACAAGAAGTTTCAGTATCAATCACCATCACCGGTCACGGAGCGACTAATACTTATCTAACAATGCCCCATCTAATAGATAATAGAGCTTTTTACAATAATGAGTTTGTTTATAAAAGCAGAAATTTCATGCCTGATTTTTTTTGGGAGTTGGATAGTGCGCAATCTTTTCCAACAGCTCCATTTCATAGACTTATAGATATTTTAACAACAACAGCAAATGATGTAAAAAAAGAATATGATGCAATGTTTGCATTTGATGAATCAGAAGTTTCCGACCCGGAAAACTTAGCAACTGATTTTTCAAGAAGTGTTTTAGTTGACCCTCTTTTTGTTAGAGATAGATACATTCCTTGGCTTAGCCAATTTAATGGAACAACAATACGCAGAAACATAGTCGACGGCAACAACAATAACTATTTTACTAACCCAACAATTCAGCGAAATTTTGTAGAGTGGCAGCTATTTAGTGGCTATTACGGTCGTGCTGCCGGTACCAGAAGGGCGATTGTGGAGTCGGTAAGACAAGTTTTGATTAAAACAAAAAATGGCGCAGATTCAACTTATGCCGTAGGGTTAACGCCTTTTTACTTAAATAACCAATTCTTTTTAAGAGTTCAGACTCTACTGAATGAGACCTACGACGTCACGAGCGCTGGAGAATCGAGCACTTTGGTCTTAAATGCCATAGAACCGGCCAGACCTTTGGGTTATAAAGTTTTTCATACAACGGTTACTAGTTTTGCATTTACCTTAAACGACATAGAGCTTGGTGTTCTTGACCAGGTCGCATTGGGTTAAATATGTACATGATAAACTCACAAAGACTCTCGGAGGAAAATAATGCCAATTAAAACTTTCTTGCAAGGGGATATTTTAACCGCAGACGAGGTTAACCAATTCCTCATGGACCAAGTTGTGGTTGTATTTGCTGATGCCGCTGCTCGCGACAACGCATTTGGTGGAGCCGGTGAACCAGTATTGACTGAGGGCCGATTTTGCTACCTCTCAAATACCAATTCTGTTCAATATTATGACGGAGCGCAGTGGCAGGATGCTCCTCAATTTTCTTTAGCTGACGGGATAGTCACTGCAGCCAAAATTGCTTCTGATGCCGTAACTACAGTAAAAATTTTGGATTCAAATGTCACTACAGCAAAAATTGCTGATAGTGCTGTAACTTCTGCCAAGATTGCTGACGGCACAATTGTCAACGCAGACATTAGCACCACAGCCGCAATTGATTTAGGCAAACTAGCAGACGCAACAATTGACGAAAAATCAGCAAGTTACACTCTTGCTTTAACCGATAAAAACAAATTTATTAAAATGAATGTTACGACAACCGCAAACACAGTCACGGTTCCAACCAATGCATCAGTCGCCTTTCCAATTGGTTCACAAATTCATATAATCCAATACGGTTCGGGTAAAACACAAGTTATTCCTGTCTCGGGAACCGTAACTATTTATGCAACTCCTGGCACTTATTTGCGAGCACAATACTCGTCGGCGACACTTCTTAAGTGCGATACCAACATTTGGATGCTGATGGGCGACTTGAGTGCGTCGTGATTCCAGGTAATACATCTAGTCAAGGAAAGTACGTCGACCCACCTACGTCGGTTAGCGCTTCAGCAGGTAACGCTCAAGCAACTGTTACTTTTACGCTTCCGGTTTATGATGGTAAAGAAACTGCAACTTATGTAGCAACAGCAAGTCCTGGTGGCGCTACGGCATCAGGTTCAAGTTCTCCATTGGTTGTAACTGGATTAAGTAATGGCACTTCTTACACTTTTACGGTTTCAACAATAAGCGGTTATGGAGTAAGCGCTACCTCTGCGGCTTCTAGTGCAGTAACACCAGTAGCGCCACCTACCCCTACCCCTACCCCTGTTCCGCCGACCCCTACCCCTACTCCTGTTCCGCCCCCTACCCCTACCCCTACTCCCACTCCTGTTCCGCCGGTCCCTGTTTCATGCACTGATTGCAACGAAACTTCTGTGGCTCTTATCCCCTGCCCGGGTTACTCACCGTCATCAGGCTGTCAAACCTACAGACACTATTACAACCCGCAACCTTCAGGTTGCGTTGGATGTCCTTCATACGCTGACGAACCATGTTTTGGTACATGTTAATAATTCATTATTTGACCAATACAGCTAAGCCGCTAGGATAGTAAATATTATTTAATAAACCGAAAAGGAAAAACATCAATGAGTGATTTTAGAAATCCAGCAGACCATCCCGAAGACTATGAATTTTATGCCTTTATTGTGGATGGTGAGGTTGCGGTGATTATGCCAGTATCTGCAACAAATATGCCATTACATAACGCTGTTTTTTCATCGAACCCAATTGTCAAAAAAATATCTACTGAACAAAAAAATGTAGTTGTTCAGGGGTGGACTTGGGATGGAAGCGAATTTGTAGCTCCACAATGAACGCCTGGCAGGAATATAAAAAAAAACTAGGGACAACTCGACCCTGGGACATCGTTAATCCAAATACAAGTTATGCAACAGAAGAAAAAGCACAAAATCGATGGTCTATTTGTGAACAATGCCCTAGCTTGCTTAAAATAACAAGTCAATGCAAAGAATGTGGGTGCTTCATGAAGTTAAAAGTAAAATTAGAAAAAGCCGAATGCCCACTTGGTAAGTGGTGAACGATAAATGAAACCAATAATTGTTAATGGTATATGTATTTATAGAAATGCTTTAAAGATTCAAACCGAAATTATTGAAGCATCAGAATTGATGTCTAATACCAATGAGGCAAATGCTTCTTTTATAAAAGCTAGTGTAGTGAACATGGATGGTTCAAACACTGTTTCCGAATCAATACGCAATAATGCAATGATGTTTACACCAAAACCAAACTATGAATCAGGACCAACAAGCCCAGAATTATTATTTGCAAACAACATTCATAAAATTTTTTTACCTTATGTAAGTGATTTTGCTGGCAGGTTTAGTGTTGCGTTCAATGAAGCATTAACTACTGGTTATCAGGTTTTAAAATACTCAATTAATGAATTTTATGTTCCCCACTTAGATGATGGCCCCCAAACCAGAAGGTCTATTTCCGTAATTGGATATCTAAATGATGATTTTGAAGGCGGAGAATTATATTTTAAAGACATAAATTTTACTTATTATCCTTTTGCTGGAGATATAGTAATTTTTCCTTCAGGGGCACCATTTACGCACGAAGCAAAACCTGTTTTAAATGGTATCAAATATTGCATTGTAAATTGGTGGTAATTTTTAATGCGTCCATTAATAATAAAAAATGTGCTATCGGAGATGCATTATTCAGAATTGATTAATAATCTACCAAATGCCGAACTAGGCCTATACGACCGGGCTCGGTCTCGTTATATGATAGAGACAGAAACAACAACAAAATATGCAAAACTATTAGAACCAATAGCGCAAGAAATATTTAAATTAGACAACTTAATTAAATCTTATTCATTATTTTGTAAATATTTTGGTAATGCGTCTTTGGAAATGCATAAAGACGATAATGCCTGCACATACACAATAGATTTGTGTGTTCGCCAAACCGAGCCATGGGGTTTGTGGGTTGAAAATATTGAATATATTTTACAACCAAATGAAGCTCTATGTTATTTGGGAAATGAGCAAATTCATGGCAGAATTCCAAAACAATTTGGAGAAAATAAATTTGTTGAAATGATGTTTTGTCATTACGTAACACCAGACCATTGGTTTTTTAATAAATAAAATTACTCCCAATATTTATTGGGGTAGCCATAATTTTCAATGTGTCCAATAGGAAATTTTGCAATACTCAATCTTTCTGGGTCTTTACACCAAAATGTCGTGTGTACATATCTAGTTCCTTTTGTTATTTGTTTTATCCCATGTGGATTTTTAACATGACCAGAAAACATTACTAACATCCCGGGTTTTGGTTTTAGCTCAAAGTTGTCGTGATACGGAAAATAAAGTTCTCCTCCTTCAAAATCTTGATTCATGTATATCATGCCTGTCATATGCTTAGTGGTGCAATGACGACGATACAATGCTTCTTCATCCTCGGAAAAAAAAGATAGGTCGATATCGTAATTTTTTCTATCAAAATCTGGGTCTATGTAGTCTAGATGCGGACCCTGCCAGTATGGATAGTACCAGCGCACGGCTTCCCAACTTTCAAGTTGAAAATTTTTTATAGGTAAATTAAAGAATATTGATATTTCTCGTTTAGCAGCCAACATGATTGGATATATCTTTTTGTAAAGTTCTGAGTATTCCATGGTCCAATAGAGTTTGTTGAAATCTATTTTACGGTCATCCCATTGTCTTGCTACGAGTTCAAAATCTTTACCGTCTGCTAAAAAATCTTTTTTCGCATTACAAAACTTCCATAAATTTTGTTTTTCAAAGTATTCAATAAACCATTGACATTCTTCTAATGACACAAAATTTTCTATTATTTTTAACCGGGGAGAATTATAGACTGTCTCTTTTTGGTTCATAAAAATAATTTTACTATAAATACTTTACGGTCGTATTCTGTCTAAATTATTTAATGCTTGACCCAAATAAGCATTTGGCAAAATGTCAACTATTAAATGAACTCTATCCAAATTGCTTAAGTTTTCAACTTTATGCAATTTTGTGTTATCAATCTCCCAAATCTCCCCAACTTTTAAATTTTTCTTCTCACCGTCAACAAAAAACCACACATCTTCGTTAGTGATAATTGGAATGTGATGGCGTTTAATAGTGCTCAAATATAAACCCGCATCGCTGTGTTCGTTAATTTTTTTATTAGCAGACAGTTTGACAAACATTGTTTTGGCAATTTCACCATTATGTTCGGCTTTTAAATAATCTAAAATAGGTTGTAGTAAAACCAGCAAATTCTGCCTCTCTAATACAAACTTGCATTTAGGACTTGCAAACTTATTTTCTTGATAACTTATTTTTTCCCAATATTCGGCATCAAAGTCGGTCACCAATACAGTATGTGTGTGTCTATGAATAAAATAATTATTTTGTCGAAATGTGTAATCTAGCCATTCTTTGTTAAAATTATTTACTATTTTGACAATTGCTGAAACATCTTCTATTTTATGTAGAACAAAAGAAGACACTAATCAGCCGAGACCCAAACTTGATTTGCTTCATCCCAGTAATAACGGATAGTACTTGACGCATCAGAAGGCATCGGTGTTGGCGCCCTCCAGTTATATTCTTCATCGAGGTGCCAAGATGGGAAAGGTGCTGGGGGAATAAAAATATCAACTTCTTGATTATAGGTAAACCCAGGTGCGCCATAATGTTTGCGAAAATTATGATTGTAAGAAGTTTGCTTCCATTCTCCGTCCAATTTCAAAACATTAGCAATAAATTCCTGACCAACAGGTTCGCTTGCTGGGAATTCAGAACCACAAACGTCATTGCTTACAACAATAACATCTTGGACAATATTGTTTTCAATTTTAGCAAAGTGAGCCATACATACTCCACTCATCTAACTTGTTGCATTTTTCAATTAACTCCAAGGATAAATCAACATCCACTGTACGGCGAGAAATCTGAGAACGAATATCATGCATGCCAACTAAGCCATACACCTCGTCGGACTGACTAAAATTTTTTACAATTTTATTTAAATTATGTTTAAACGGTTTCCATCCGCAATGCTCATAAATGCGGTCAAGCGTTTCTTTTGTATCGTCAACAAGTTCGTCATAAGTCACAAACAAAAATTCGCCATTATTGTTTTTTCTAGCCCACTCAACTCCTGCTAGGGGGCGCATTATTGGCTCACTGCCATAATCGAATAATCTGGCTTCCAAATCTTCCCAACCACTATTTTGTCGTAGCGACATAAACGAAGCAATAATTTCAACCATTGGTCTTACCAAAACAATAACTTTTGGAGAATCACTAAAATACCGATACAACATATCCATATTTGATGGCAGGGTCCAAGTACGGCACTTATCAACGATAATTGGTTTAGTAACGTCAGAATAGTAAATTGGCAAAACTTGTGTAACCAATGGGTCAAGGATGCTTATTAACTTATTGTTCGCTCTAATTTGTTCATTTTCAATAACCGCTTGTTGTGTTTCCCACATCAACTGACATACTGCTGAATTACCTTCGGCATGTATTTTTGGGTTTTGCGACAAAATAGCGGACAACAAAGTTGAACCAGTGCGAGGCAAACCTGCAAGCGCAACAAATTGTTCAATCACGACCAAACCATTGTTCCTGAACCATTAAATTGATAAATTTTATAACTACCGGAAGTCGTAACTACTGGAGAGCCGGTAGTAGATGTTGGTTCCGAACCCAAAAGAATCCTGACAATCACAACCCCGGAACCTCCCCCAGCACCTCCGAACCATGCTTGATTGTAACCGTTTCTTCCGCCGCCCCCACCGCCGCCACCTCTATTTGCTGCGCCACCACTTGGCGAACCTCCTCCACCACTACCGCCACCATCAACTCCGCCAGATGGTCCTGAATTATATTTTCCGCCACCACCGCCGCCGCCGTAACCGATAGTCGTGCCAGTAATTGCGGTTTGAACACCACTCTGCCCAGAACGAGCACCGCCTCCTTGTCCGCCTTCATATCCGCCGCCACCGCCGCCACCGGCACCACCGCCGCCAGAACTATTACCAGCGGCACCAAGTCCACCACCAGTAGAGCCACCACCACCAGCAGTACATGTTCTTGTTATTGCACCATCACCTGCAGCCACTACAAGACTGCTGGTTCCACCGCCGCCGCCAACCGTACATGTTATGGTTCGCGGTGGCGTGAAAGTAATTGCAGGTGGTAAAGCGCCATTACCTCCTGTTTGGTTAAGTGTACTAAATATTCCACCGCCGCCGCCACCTGCGCCTTGTTTTAAGTTCCACATTGCAGCGCCACCACCGGAACCACCACCAGCGACTACAAGATAATCAAAAACTATTGGAGAAACTCCGCCTCCACGAAAATAGGAATCAACCTGAAAAACATTGTTTGGACGATTTTGTCGTGGAGATAAGGAGCCACCACCAATCGCCTTTCCTCCAGACGTATTTCTAAATATGCGTTCCATTACCGACCATTGTACTACAGGCGCTTGTGTTGCTTTTTGTTTTTAGGGTTAAATGAAAAACCAGCAACTATTGACACCTAAGACCCCACAACCATAAAACACAATTCAGGCAAATTTCTATGTCAAATCGTCACTTTTAACGATGAGTCATTTAACCCGACATCCCCTGTTGGGAAGGTATTAAAAGCCAGAGAAATTCTTGGCTGTTCGGACTCATGTCTCCCAATGTGGTGCCTGAGCGAACTTTCAAATAAAATCAAATGATTCGGAAAAGCGGAAACATAGACTTCTGTGCAATTATCCCAAGTATAAGTTGATGGTTCGCAGGGCAAAATTGATATCTGTTTTGGCGATGAAAAGATGATGTTTCCCACGCCATCGGAACCGTTTGCGGCATCATAAAGAACACCGCTAATTACAGAATTGTAATGAAAATGGCTTTTAGAAAAACCACCTTGTTCGGTTTTCGTCAGCCAAGATGTCGTAATTTTGATTTTAGAATTATGCCATTTCATTACTTCGTTTTTATACAAATTTACACACTCCATCAATGTGTCTTTTTCGTGTTCGTAACCATTTAAAACATCCATTGATTTTGATGAATAGTTGTTGACGCAGTGGTCGCTACCGTTTTGAGACCAAGTTTGGCTCGCTCGTTCTTTTTCAAAAAAATTGTCAAAGGTATTTCCCAAATTAAAAATTGCAACAGGGTATGCAAAAAGTTGTTTTACTGCAATTTCCATATTTTTACCTTAACTGCTTAATTTCTGGCAAATGCAATATTTCTCTAAAATTACTTCGCCCTACTTCTCCGTGCCAAAAAGTATTGAAAGCCAAACTAACCCTGTTCTCCGAAAGAATTTCAGGAACAGAATGTGGTAGATAAGAAGGAAATATTAGTAACGAGCCCTGTGTTGCGGGCATCCACCAACTTATGGAATTGAAAGGTTGAAATTCCTCATAGTCGAATGTGTAAGAAATTTGTGCAGATGGGTGAGAGAATAGAATCTTGTCTTCGTTGGAAGTTCTAACGTAGAAAACGCCACTAAAAATGCTATTGGGATGCGTATGAGTTTTTGACTCCCCACCAAATGTCGCCGCATTCAGCCAACTTTGGGTTATGTAAAACTCGGTTTTGGAAGTGATATTTAAGACAGCGTAAGCAAAATGATGAACCGCATCAAGGCAAAATTCTTTAATGTTTTGTAGTTCTGGTTTTTCAAGAATATAGTTGTTGGTGGACCCAACGTCCCTATAGTCGCTGTCTTTGTCACCGAAGTTATTTGACTCATCAATATCGATGTCAAGTTCTTTATTTATACATTTGATTTCTGTGCTATTTAATTCGTCTGGATAGTTATAGCGAACGACTGGTATTGGAAACAGCCCACCAATTTCGGGCGATGAATTTACCGAGGACATGTGATGTTTATGTTAACAACCCTACGTATCGGTGCGTCAGTAGGCAATCCTCCTGAATGCTCTATATTTGCAGAAAATATAAGCAAACTATCTGCCGTGGATGGGTTCTTAAAAAAAGGAAAACCTTTGTCATCGTAAAGCGTTGTGCATCCATTTGTGTCATCCATGTAATAGATAGCCGTGTATTGGCTGTGGTCCTTGTTTTCTGATATTGGCACATCTAAATGTGGCTCGCCAATATGTTCTATGTTGTGGTTAAAAATCATGTTTACATGTAATCCGTCAATCGAAATAATTGGCTTAGCGATTATTTCCGATACCTTCCACGCAATTGGCAAAAATAGGTTTGTCCACGCAGATTGATTGACGCCATCAAAAATCAAAGTGTGCCGAAAGCCGCTGTTTTTAAACTCACTGGGGACAACACCTGTTTGTGTGTTGGCATAAAAAAACCACGGGAATTGACCCGGCGCTTCAATTTTGTCCAGAAGGTAATTCAAATAATAATTACCAAAAACATTGTCTACTTTTTTGTACATGAGATTATTTCCAACGTGGACCAAGAACCCAGCCAACAAGCGACCTGCGAGTTCCTTTGGTTACTTTGCGCACTCTATGACGGGTACGGGAATCAAACAGAATAAGACAACCCTGTGTTTTGGGTGCCACATAACTTTCGCCCACTTCATTGATGAGTTCAAGTTCGCCGCCTTCGTAGTCGTCAGGGTTTGAAAGTTGTAGCGAGAAAGAAAGTTTTCTGACAAGTTCTTTGTTTTGATTGACAAAATCACCACCCACACCATCAGTAGAATTACCAATGGATTGTGGTTTGTATAAAGTTGTCAGACCACCATCGTTATGCCAGTCATAATATTCGCCTTCGTCGTAAACGGTGTATTGAATATGTTCGTTATCCAATCCTCTTAAATCGTATAAAAAATTTTCTCTGTTTGCCCGTTCAATGTAGTGCCATAAAAATCCACCCATCCAGTGAGAACTTGAAACCCATGAATGTTTTGCATTTCGTACTTCGTTAAGTCCGTTCCCGATTTGAAGATTTACCGGAGAGGATTTTATATCTTTATCAAAATCCTTCAACAATTCTTTTTCCATAATCGCAATAATTTCATTGGGTAAATCCGTAAAATACCAAATTGATTGGAATGCAGTATTTGCTCTATCACTCATCGTCATCCACCATACCTGCAACCATGTCCACAAATACTTGATACATGTCGTTTGCCTCTTTGAATAATTTGTTTTTTTCAATTTCTTCGTAGAATCGCGTCTTACCGTAAGTATGTTTATGGGGATAATGCAACGGATAGTTTGCTTTTACAAATTCCTCAATTGGCGCCATATCCATCCATTTGGGGTCTCCTAGGTTGTATTTTTGTGAATATTCAAACATTGCTCGATTTGGGTGTGCCCTAAGTTGATTTAAAGTTGTACAAAAAATGTTTGACTCTATGGCTTTATTGGCGAACCGAATATAAAATTCAAGCCTTTCGCCTGCCGACCAATATCTAGGAGGGTCGGCTTCCTCTCTTAAGTCTGTTGTCATCCAAGAAGAAATACATTCCAATGGCTCTCTAAAAATGCAAATCACATTTGGACACCGTGTCATTGGGGTCATGCGATGTTGGGTGGGGGTAATTTGTAGTTCAGGAAAAGCAAAGGCTAAAGTTGCTTCTAAGGTTCTTGTTCCTGTTCTTGGATAGCCAAGAGGTGTTAGTCTTCCCACCTCTGTTGCTCTTCGTTCCATGCAAAATATCCTACAGAGTCAGGCTTGGGGACTGGCGCTTCCCAATCGGCAGTTTCTTCATTTAGCGTCCAGGACGGAAAAGGTTTTGGTAGGATAAAAGCGTCTAATTGCTCATTATAGGTATAACCCACTCCGGCAAATCTTTTTCGGATATTGCCGTTGTATGAAGTTCGCTTGCAAATAAACCCTTCAAACCATGGTCTGGAAGCATAGAAATGCTCCCATGCCTCCGAAGAGCCGCCAACAACTGTGCCGTCTATGTCAACTTGAGTCTCATTTTCATCAATGCCAGTGATTACATCAACAACAGTGAAATGACTATTGATTAAAGCGTAGTGCGCCATTACGAAAAACTTATCACGCCACTACCAGAAGTAAAACTGTGTCGTTTAAAACCTCCACTTG